CACGCTTATGCACCTGTACTCTAGGATTTTTTCTAGTGTATTCAGTGGATTTACATGGAGGATCGAGGGTGATATTGCCCCGATTCACCATAACGTGGATTCTGTTGGTAAGATAGGATTGATACAGGAATCAGGTTTAAAACTGAGAGTTGTTGCTAATCCTAATAGGGTATACCAGGTGGCTTTACAGCCTCTTGGTGATGCAATCTATAGTACACTTAAAAGTTTACCATGGGACTGCACTTTCGATCAATCGAAAGCCCTTCCTTACATCCAAGAACACTTACGCAACAAAAAGAGATGTCATTGTGTGGATCTTACTGGTGCAACAGATTATTTTCCTCTGTCACTCCAGATAGATTTATTGTCATCATTGTTCCCTAGTTTACTTGATTATGTCGGGTTATTTTCCGATTTGTCTCGTACCATGTTCTTTGAGAATACGACAATTTCATGGACTAAGGGGCAACCCTTAGGTTTATACCCTTCTTTTGGGGCATTTGCCATGACTCACGGATTTTTACTTTACTACCTTAACGATTTTTGTCATAACAACGACTTTTTCGTTTTAGGTGATGATGTAATCATCCTTAATGACTCCTTGTTTATTCGTTACTCAGATGCACTCAAGAAACTTGAGTGCCCTGTGTCTATGAATAAATCCATATCTTCTGTTCTTCTGGCTGAATTTGGTGGTAAGATTATTACCTCAGATGAAGTTGAACCACAGATGAAGTGGAAATCGTGCTCCGATGATAGCTTTATTGATATCATTAAGAAGCTCGGTCCAAGGTCTCTTCGACTACTACGCCCTCAGCAACGTAAAGTTGCTAAGGCCATAATGGATATACCCTCAGATGTTGGAGGGTGTGGATTTAATCCATTAGGTCTCCCTTATAGTGTTCGATACGAAAAGTATCTTTCACTGTTTGGGGAGGAACGTGGTACCTTCCTTATGAGCTATGACAGTCTATTCAACACTTTCTTTCACCAGAAATCGGTGTCATTGAGTGAAGATAAGACAAGTAATGTGAACTTATCCGTTTTTTGGGATTCGTCTACATTACCAGGCCTCGACCAGAGGTCTGCATCGCTTGTACTTGAATACTTACCTATGTTTCTTAAATGGTATGGTATTATGGGTACTAATCTATTTTCAGTTGTCCTTAATAAGGATATTCTGCCAATAGATGGATATACAGGG